TTACAAATATATTGTAAAATATAATTAGAATCTTACAAATATATTGAAAAATATAATTAGAATCTTACAAATATATTTTAAAATATAATTAGAATTTTCCAAATATATTGAAAAATATAATTAGAATCTTACAAATATATTGAAAAATATAATTAGAATTTTCCAAATATATTGAAAAATATAATTAGAATCTTACAAATATATTTTAAAATATAATTAGAATTTTCCAAATATATTGTTCCTAATTTAAGATCTTATAATATAAATTTGGTGTTAATTATATTTAAATCATCCTGTGTTAAAAAATTTAAAGTATTAAACTGATGTAAGTTTAAATTAATACAATTATTAGTTAATAACATTACTATTTTATTTATTTCGAAAGATGTTTCATTTTCATAATTGTGTTTAAAAATTTGAAAATAACTATATAATATTCCAAACTTATATGCATTTATACCTACCCTATTATTCGATAATATTTTTATAATATTATCATTTTGATATATTATTATATAATCATATATTTTATTATTTTTAATTTTTTTAATATAAATATATAAGAATATATTATCTTTAATTGTTATTAAAATAAGAGTATTAATTTTTAATTCAATATTACTTAAATTCGTATTTATTTTTATTATATTATTTTCAATATCTATTTTTATTTTATTAGTATTTTGATATTCTAATAATATATTTCCATATCTTTTTAATGGTATATCGATATTGTAATATTGAATAATATGAATTAATTGATATTTTTTTAATAAACTTAAACTTGAACGTCTTTTACCATATTTTTTATGTAAATATTTATTTAAATCTGTTTTGTTTTTTACATTATTTTCAATATATATTTTTAAAAAATTATTTGTATAACCATTTAAATCTACTGCTAATTTTAAATTATTTATAATTAATTCTAATGCTAAATCTGGTAAAGGAAAAAAGGTTAAGATATAATTTTTTATTTCAATTGATTTATAAATATGTTCCATTATAATAATATTTTAGTATGTTATCATTTTTGGCGAATAACCCCACATTATTAATATTGTATGCATTTTACTAGGTGTCTTTTTATCATCAACATAAAATGGTATATTATATTTCTTCATTAATGCTAATTTTGCTTTTATATAATTAGTTCTATATTTATCCCACGTAGTATTTTTAGTAGCATATAGTGATTTTAATTTAATAGGATCTTTATACTTTTTATAAATAACTAAAAATCCATCAGTTGTTTTTGTAGATTTATCTAAACCTCTACATACTCTAGCAACATTATAAAGATTTGCATATTTTTCATATTTTTTAATTATATCTAAAGATAGATATTTCATTTAATCTTTTTGTTTTTTATAACTTTTATTATATAAAAATACAAAATGTTTTTTAGTTTTAAATGTTTTTAATATTTTTATAGTATCTTTATATTCTATAGTTCTTATAAAATCTGGAATATTTTTAATTATTTTAGTATTATAAAATATACAATCCATATAATAATTTAAATAATCATTTAAATCATTCATATAATTATAATCCATCTTAAATAATATATTTTCTTTATATTGTTTAAACATTTCCTCATTTATTTTAAAATTATTCAATATCTCATAAAATAATTTTAAAAACTCATTTAAATCTTCTTTTTGACAATATGAACTAATAACAATATAAGATCTATTTGAATCTATTTCATCAATATTAATTTTATAGTTTATACCATAAATTATTTTTTTATTATTTCTTAATACTTCATACATTTCACCATGATCAAAACTAAATAAATAATCTAAAGCTATTTTTAAACTATAATATTCTTTTGTATTATTAATTAATTTTATTGGTATTATTATGGATATTAATATTGATTTAATTGGTTTAAAATGTTTTATAATTATATGTTGTTTTGGATAATATCCTTTAAAAGAATTAGATAAAGTATCTTTAACAGTAATAATTGGTTTATTAAAATGTTTTACAATTAGTTTATTAATTTTATTTGTATAAATAGAATGACATGAAACTCCAATAATAATATCTTTTGATAATACTTTTTTATAAAAGGATTCAATTTTATTTATAGTTGCATTTTTAACATCTTCTATACCATATTTAAAACTTACTTTTTTACGTTTATAAAAAAAAGTATTTATATCATTCATTAAATATACATCTTCAGATTGTTCTAATTCTTTTATAACATTCTTCTTTGCCATATTAAGATTTTCTGTAGTAATACATAAATCAAATAAAGATCTTGACATTAAATCTATAAAAAAATCAGCATCTTTATAATAACATTCAATCCAAAAACATACTTCATTATCTTCTGTATAAGCATTTGTATTTAAAATTTTTTTTTCAGTATGTTTTCTCACTGCTTCAATAGAACATTGTTCAGTATTAAGAAAAGTAGCTATTAAATGTTCTAATAAATGTGTATAATTATTTATTCCTTTATATTCATTATTAAATCCACATTTAATTTTATAAATAATACTAATTACTTTTTTATTATCTGTAGAAACTATTAGTGTATTTATATTATTATCTAACTTCATTTTATATTTTATAATTATAATATTATCATTATAGAGATAATAAATATGTTATATTAAGTTCTTTATATACCTAATATTATCATTATAGACCTATGTATATAAATAGGATTTTATAATGAATTATAAAAATAATAGTAATTACTAATATATAATTTTATTTATTATAAATCTTAAATTATAATATAATAATGTTTTTTTATAATTTGGTAAATTATTAAAAATAAATACACGAGATAAATTAGTATTTAACGGTGTTAATATTAATTGAATATCTTTTAAAGAATCTGAATTTAAATTAATAATAACATTATTTGTATTTATTTTTGATACATTGTAATTCGTTGTATTATTTAATTGAATTAATTTATTCATTGCAGTATCTAATCCAATATTTATATCATCAATAAATAAATTATTAAATTTAGATAAATTAGGATAAACGTCTTTTATTGGATAACTACATGAATTGTTAAAAAATAAACATCTATCATATGTAATTAAATTAGATTTAATATCTATATTTATAAATTTCTTTAAAGGATAATATGTATTTAAATTAGATTTAATACTTATATTCGTAATTTTTTTTAAAGGATAATATGTATTTGAATATAATAAACTAATAGATATTAAAGAACGAATTAACATTGTGTATTTATCAAATATATTTATTTATTATTGATTCTTATTTATTATTATTATATTTTGGTTTATATCATATTTTATTTATTTGTAATAGGTATTTCAACATATTCATTATATTGAAATTTAGGCATTATAGATCCTATATCTGTATTTATTGATTCTTTTATAGTTGTATATTTATCACTTTCATATTCTTTATAATTTTGTTGCCTACCCAATGTTGTACATACAGGTGGATTATGTTCATTTAAAGTTCTAAATGGCATACTATGAGATATTGGATTATATACCTTCTTTTTACGTATTGATACTTCACATTTATCCGATTTTGCATTTTCAGCCAATCTAAGACGTTCCGCTTCTTCTTTAGCTCTTTTAGCATCTTCACGATCTTTATTTGCTTGTAATTTTTGTCCATTAAATAATTGTGTAAATATACTTGAAGTTCCATTCTTTAAATCCTCTTGTTTAATAGCATTCGCTTGATTATGTAATTCTAATAATATAAAGTGTTTATAAAATATTTCACGTAAAACATATTTATTCATTACAACAGTTTCAAGTACTTCAATTTCAAAAGGTTTGTATTTTTCAGAAGATAAACACGCAATATATATATACATATCAAATTGAAAATGTATTAATAATGATCTTAAATATGATAACATATTTGTATATGGTTCTTCATTATGATAATTGAAATATAATTGTCTTAATATTTGAAATAACATTCGTTCATAAGTTTTAAATTCTAATTCATATTCAACTGCATTTAATTGTGTTTCTTTCATATATTCATATTCAAGACTATTATACAATATTGTTATTATAAATGTTTCATCAACTTCTTGTGTTAATAATTTATAACGATATATTTTAATTTCTTTTCCCGTAGGTGGTCGTCCTAAAATATGTCTATAATGTTTTATTATTATATGATCATAGATATTATGTATATCTTCATCATCTATTGGCATATAATATGTCAAATATGCGTCTCTTATAGGAATTTCTATTGATTCTGATTCAATATATGTTGAACTTCGTGGAATTATATCACGATCTAAATCATAATGTTTTTCAGTATATTTCTCTATTCCATAATGATATGTGATTATATAAACAATTAATATTACTAGTATTATTAAGAGTATTCTATACATTCTATTTAATCAATAGTAATAAAATTATGAATACTACCGATACAATTATAATTGGTGAAGGATTTTTTGGTTTATTCGTAGGAATTAAAATAGCTGAAAAAGGGTATAATGTTAAAATATTTGAAATGAATACTAAACCGTTATTCATAACTAAGTTAAGATTAATATTTCCAGAACAATATACTTATTTTAAAAAGTTTTTAAATAAATTAAATATATCTTATATCACTATACATAATAATATTACAACTATTGCATCTATTATTTCAAATTTAGATAAAATGCCCACATCCTTACAAAAAGATACTTTATTCAAAGATACTTGTAATAATATTCTAAATAAATATAATATTAATTTACTTAAAAATGAAATATATGAAATAGATTTTTTATTAAATATTGATACAGAAAGTGCTATTCAATTAATTAAGAAAAATTATATTAATATTCATCAATATATTAAAATTACGGAATCCAGTTTAAGTATTTTAAAAAAAATGCGTGAATATTTTAAAAGTTTAAATGGACAAATATATTATAATAATAGAGTTTTTTCATTAAATATTAATAGTTCAAATCAATTTATTTGTAATATTAATAATCGTAATTGGTATTCAAATATTTTAATATCTACAATTAATATTGAAAATCTTTTATTAATTTCTAATTGGAATGATCATATTAAAAATTATTTAATTAATATGATTAATCTAAAAAATAAAAAAGTTTATAAATTAATTTTAAATAAATGCCATATTTCTATACCAATTAAATATAAAACAAGTATAAAAAAATTCAATTTTAATATTCGCAAATCATCTAATATATTAGGTAATGAATGCCATTTTTATGTATGTAATGAAGATTTTAGTAATACACCTTATTGGATTAATGGAACTATTGATATTGTTAATGAAATTACTAAATATATTTAATTAACTAATATTTTCACTTAATTTCATATTTCTATAAGCAATCATTACTTCATCTTGATTTTTTATTGGTAAATTATTATATTTATAACTTACAAATCTTTCACGATTATTTGTTCCGCGATGTGTTAAAGTTTTTAAAGGTAAAGGATCTGGTAATTCCTTTGTTTCTATTATTTTATCATCTATACTTAAATAAATTGTTGGTGGAACTTTATCTTTACCATTTGGCATATAAAAACTATTTGGATAATCAAATGTTGCACCATAACTACTACTTGTTATATGTTTAATATTTGGAGTATTATCAAATGCTATATCAGAACAAGGAAATGGTAATCCACTACCTGAATAATTACTCATTCTATCAATTGGATTTGCAGCTAATAATTTAGCTTTACTAAAAGGTTGTGTAATTTTACCAGTTATAACAACTTTATTACCTTTTAACTGAATATTCATTTTATATTATATATAATATATTTAATAATTACGTCCATCACCTAATCCTTTTGGATTTACTTCATTACGCAAACATGAAACCGCATTACAAGATACTACATATCGTTCAGGATGAACAATATCTTTATTTACTATATTATTACAAGGAACACAATCGGCTACATCACGTAAAGAATTCTTTCTTTGTCTTTCCATTTCTTTTTCCGCATTTTGTTGTAAATACATTCGAATATTATAAGAACTTACTTGTTTATTGTTATTTGTTAAAATACTATTTAATTCTTCATTTACTGCACATCTAGGTTTATAATCTGTTGTTACTCTACCATCTGCCATCCACATAGGACAAGATTTAGTTTCAAGTGGTTTAGAACATCCTTTATTACAACTCATTGTTTATTTATTCCATTATATATTTTTTATAAAAATATAAATACAATTATCTTGTGATACATCTTGTAATATATTAAAATCAGTATATAAATCTTCTGTATCAAAATTACTTAAAGCAGAATCTAACATTGTATTTCCTGAATCTAAATTTTCTATTTGTTTATAAAAATCTGTATTATAATCTATATATTTCTTACATATATTATATGGATTTTTTTCATCTTTTCCAAGTGAAACATCTTTAATATAAAACATTTTGTTTTGATTTAAATCATTATAACTATCTACATCTAATACATCCAAATATTTATTTATTTTTTTTTTATCTCTTTCATATTTACAACTCTTTTTATGATAATTACAACCTATATAAGAACAATGTTTTGTTGAATATACTTTCTTTTTTACGCAATTATCATTCTTATGACGATACAAATAATCATCATCTCTATAATCTGATATTATTTGATTTTTACATTGATTATAATCCTCTTTTGCATTATCTAATAATTTATTTTTTAATTCACTTTTTACCATATCAAATGATATTATTTCATCTTCAATACAATTTGTAGCTTTAATATCTCTATTTTCATCAAATTCTGAAATTATTGTATTATTATTTGTAAAATCTATCGATTCAAAACCCAATTGATTAATATTAAAACATTTTAAATTATTATTTTTTATTTCATATTTACCATCACAAAAATGATTCTTAAATATATAAAAATTCACTTTACGTGTAATAGGACTAAATTTTAATGTATTTATATCTAATGTAAAAAAATATTTTATAAAATGATTATCATCTTCATATGGTTCTATTTTTTTAGTTTTTTTATTATATTTAACAATCCTTATATTATTTATATTCACAATAGAAGGTTTTTCCATTTGTTCTATATTTATATCATCACTATTACATTCTATTTTTAATAAAATTATATTTTCATCAACATCATTAGAAGATGTTTTTATTTTATTTATTTTATCACATATCTCTGTAGTTTTATTTTCCATTCTATTAAATAAAACTTTATTTTTATTTACTGTTGATCTATCAGGTTGTATATTTTTATCAAATACTCTTATATCATTATCATTAAAATAACAATAAGACCAATCTGTATTTGATTCATCTAATTCATTTAAAATCAATTTTTTATCTAAATGTTGTGTTCTATTTAATTTATCTAAATCTATTTTATTTGTTTTTATTAAAGAATTATTATTCAATTTATCATTATAAGTTTCCTTTATTAATTCTTTATTTTCAAATAATTCTTCATTAAAATATTTATATAATAATTGTAATTCTCCATATTCATAATATTTTTCATTATTAATTTGTTGATGTTTATAAATTATACAATCTTGAAAATATTCTTTTTTATTACAATCATATAACATTAAACATATTAATAATAAAATCAAAAATATTAATATTATTCTATTATCTATCATTTTATAAATCTCTTTGTTTATGTATAAGGTAATTTATTAATAAAAGATACTGTTTTCATACATTCATCATTATAAAATATATTATTATTATATACATCTGTTATTTCATTATTATATAAATCTAATTTACATACTTTATTATAATCCTTAGTATGACAATATTTTGCACTATCATTTATATCACATAATTCATCTAATTTATTATTTAATTCAGTATTTGTTAATTTATAATACATTTTCTTCTGTTTATCATCATCTTTTAAGTTATTATCAATTAAATAATATTTCCTATAATCGTTTTCATTTACTTTTAATTCTCCAAATTCTATCTTATGTTTTTCTTTAAATTCTTTTAACATTTCTTTATAATACTCTTGTGTTTCTTTTAATTTTTCTAAATCTTCTATTAATTCTTCCAATTCATAGGATACTAATTGTTCATTTAAATTATTAAATTTATTAGTTCTTTCTATTATCTTTTGTTCTTTTTGTATTTCTAATTCTTCTATTTCTTTCTTTAATTTTGATATCTCTTTATTTAAATTACGTAATTCATTTATAATAATAGATAATTCTAATTTTATTTCAGTTAATCTCATATCATTTTGCGTAATATTTAAATTTAATTCTTCTATTTTTATACCTAAATCCGTTTTTTCTTTTTGTTTTTGAGTTTTTTCTAAAGTTAAACTTGTTGTATCTAAAGATTTATATTTATTATCTAATTTTAATAATTTACTAATAATATTATTTTCTATTTCTGTTGGATTCTCTAAAACTAATAAATATTTTAACCATATATCATTTGGTGATACATTTTTAATTTCTTGTTTTTCTCTTTCAATATTAGTTCGTTCTTCTTTTTGTTTAGTTATTGTGTTATTTAAAATTGTTATATTATTTTTTAAATTAATTAAATTATTATTATTCATCTTTAATAAATTTTGATCATTTGTTTTTTCTAATAATAATTTACTTTTTTCACTCTCTAAATCTGTTTTTATTTTATTTTTATCTTGACGGATTGTCATTTTCTCTAATTTATTTGTTGTTTTAATATTAATATCTTTTTGCAATTTTTTTACATCTATATCTATTATTTTATATTCATCAATTGTATCAATAATACGTTGTAAATTATTTGTAATTAAGTTTTTATTTAGTTCTTTTGTAATTTTAATTTTCTTAGATGTAAATAGTTCTATATTAGTCGTATTAAAATGTAAAATAGCTAATATAACTAAAACAAATATTAATATTAATAATTCAGATTTAAACATATTTATATATAAAAAATATAAATGTCTCTTGATGATATACAATTTTTAAAAACACATAGTTTCAAACAACATTATACATTTATTATAGATTCTAAAGATCGTAACTATATAGAAAATCCACATCCAAATAAATATACTATTAATTTTACTGAACCTTTCAAAAATGTTTTTGGTTTAGAAGTTATTGATGCTTCTGTTCCTCGCACTATGTATAATGTTGATGTCAATAATAATACACTCCTATATTATGTTGGTAATATAGAAACTGATATTACTAATGTTGAATTATTAAATTATACTAAAATTGAAATTGATATTGGTGATTTTTCATTACCACAATTAATACAATTAATAAATAGAAAATTAATAGATCTTAAAATAGAAAGTTTAAGTACTCCACCAGATGTTAAAAATAAAATAGCTTTTACATCATCAAAACCTTTTGTAATAGATATGAATAATTCAACATTACGTAATACTTTAGGTTTTAATCTTTCACAAAATGTTAATGATGGATTTTTTACTAAAATTAATGATCCTGTAATTACCAAAGATATAAATAAATTTAGATATTTTATTAGTAAAAAAGATAATTCTACATATAGAATTGAAGCTCCTGGTATTGTTGATTTAATTGGTGAAAAATATGTAATTCTTAATTGTCCTGAAATTGAAGAACATTCTACATTATCTTTATCATATTCTAAACATAATTTGGGATTAGCAAGATTTAAATTAGGAACATTAGGATATAATGATGAGAATATATCCATACAAAAAACAAGTGTAAGAGAGTTTCATCCAATTGGTAAATTTGCTAAAATGACTTTAACATTTAAAACACAAAATGGATTATTATATGATTTTAAAGGTGCAAATCATAATATAACATTTAAAATATATTATTATCAAGCAGAAACAAATATACCTTTTGATAAATCAATTTTAAATCCAAATTATAATCCTGATGTTCTTGAATATAGAATGAATCAAATTAATAAACAAGATTCTACTGATGACGAAGAAACTGAAGAATCTGAAGAATCCGATTAATTATTTAGTTCTTTTTTTTAGTTTTAAAAGATTCTCCTTTTTTAGCTTTAAAAGATTCTCCTTTTTTAGTTTCTTTAAAAGATTCTCTTTTTTTAGTTTTAAAAGATTCTTCATTTGTTAATGCTTCTACTACTTTACCAACAAACTTTTCATTTTTAAAATAAGATTTATGTTGTTTCATAAATTCAATTATTTTAAAATCCTCCGCATTATTTTTAAAATAATCAGTTATTGTTTTAATAATAAAAGATTCTTTTGAATTTTTATTTTTAAAGTTTTCTTGTTTATTACTAAAATAATAACATCCAAATACAATAGATAAAATTGCTAAAATTGCAAAAATAATACAAACAATTATTAGTTTATCTGAAATATCCATTTTTATTATAGGTGTAGATAATAAAAAGTATTATGTTTGATGGAACAGAACTTTCACTTGTTTATGGAGATATGCAGGAACCCGAAATACAACAACAACAACAACAAATTCAAGAACCACCGCAAAAAATTAAACAACAACCATTAACTCCACCACCCGAAGCAATGTATCAACAACAACAACCTGAACCAAAAGTTATATATAAAGAACCACAAGTATCATTTTGGGATAAATTAGGACAAACAAAAGGTGATGTATTTAAATTATTCTTATTTGCTTTAGTTATTTTAATTGCTATTGCATTTGATCGTTTAATTTTCACTTATCTTAAATATTATATTGAAAATAATATGCTTGATGGAACAAATGAATTTATTATTCGTTTAGCATATCCAATTGGAATAATTGTGGTAATTTGGTTATTAAAAAGTATTTAATAATTAATTTAATGTTATTTTTATATAATAAATATGAACACAGATATACTTCCTGATTCGCTTCAAATTGTAACAATAAATATTTATAATCAATTTAAATCTGTAATTTCTAATTTTATTAATGATAATGTATTTACATTTTTAAAGAATAGAACTTATATTAATTACATAATTTTATTTATTACAATAATAACATTATTAATGTGTTTTATTCTTATATTACTTAATAGTTTTGAAGGTATTACACAAATTATTACTAGATTCTTTAGTCTTGATCAATTTCAATATATTCAATTAATTAAAACTAATTTTAAAGATAATTTTTCTAAATATTATTTACCTGAATTTATTATATCTTGTGTTGGACTTTTTGTATTAATTTGTATTGCAATATATATCAGAGCTTATAAAAAACTTAATTTATCTATTAATTAATTAATTATACTCCTCTAAATTAAGTAAAATAATGAATATTACTATTATTATTAATATTCTAATAATATTATATATATTGAAAATAATAGCTATTAGTATATATATGTATTATGAAAATGATATTGCAAAACAAATGATTGATGATTCTAATACAATTGTAAGTTCTTTTAGTGAATTAATTGATTTTGATTATTTAAAGAGTATAGTAGAAAATCCTAATGAAATTAAAATACCTAATAATACACAACAAGAATTTACAAAAATATTAATTGAAACATTAAGAAATGTAGTTCCAAATATAGATGAAAAAATTATTAAATATTTAGAAGATCAAGACCCTGCTAAATTAAATGAAATTATTAATTTATATATACAATATTCAAGTGATATTGCAATTGCATTGTTTGATATTGCTGAAGATTCAAGTAAATTTATTACAGAAAAAACTAAAATTTTAGATACTAAATTTCATAAATTAGCAAATTTTATAAAAGAACATCAAAATTATCCTATTAATATTATTATTGATACATTTATTATTATAATGATAATTGTATATTTTATTTTTTATATATTATATCATAAATTAATAACAATTATAATAATTACTTTAGTTGTATTAATTATATTATTAACAATTTATATGGAAAATAATTCATTTTCAATAATAATTATTATACTTGGATTATATATAGGAGTTTTTGGAATATTTGGTTATAAATTATATCAACAAATAAATAAATAAATTAAAAATAACAATGACTAATATTAAAGATAATATTAATAATTTATTTGAAAGTTTTTATTATGGATTTATATTAAATTTATTAATATTTTTAATAATTTTAATTATAATATCTATATTCATAATACCATTTTTATTAATAATTGATGAAATAATAGTTTTTTTTACTCAAAATGCAGAAAATAACGATAGTATATTGATTTCAGAATTAGTTAAATATAAAACAGTTATGTATAAATGGTGTAATTTAGATAATTTTAAAAATTTAAATAATTTTTTTAATTATAAATTTTATACACCTGTTATATTAATCTATTATGCTTCAATTTTAATTTATTTTACATTTATTATACTTGCTTTTCAACATTTTTTATCACTATTATCAGCAGTTGATATGAATAGTTTTTATAAAAATAAAAAAAATACTACTCTTTTATTAGTTATTATTTTTATTTTTAGTTTATGGTTAATTATTTATATAGCTTTTAATAAATTTATATTACAATTTGCTAATAAATCTTTTGAATATAATAATAATATTGATGATATTATTGATAAAATAACTAATAATACTACTATATTTCCAGATGATGAAGATAAAAAAGAACTTTTTAAAAAAATTATTTTAGATAAAAATCATCCTAAAGATCATATGGTAGAATATTATAAAAAACTTGTTAGTAAATTTACAAAAGAAGAAGAATATTCTAAGTTTATAGTTTTATATATAATATTACAATATATTGATGAGGTTAGTACTAAAATAAATAGTAAAAAATATAAAGATGATATTAATAAGTATTTATTAGATCCTTTAACTGGAGAAATCCTATTTACTGGTTTTAATTTAGAAAATTATAGTTTGAAAGACTTTTATATAAATAAAATTAAAACTGAAGATTTTGAAAATATTATTGATGATTTATTTAAAACTGATGATTATTTAGATAAATTGAAATCTCAAGATACTAATTTTATTAATAAAATTAAAATTGAATATGATAGATTATTAGAAAAAGATATATTTAAAAATTTAGAAGAAACAAATAGAAATATTGAATATATACAACCACACGCTTATGCTATCTTCATATTAATTGTTATTATGATTATTATTTATACCGCTGTTTATGTTTATAAAAATCCAGAAATAACTACTAAAATTACTGATTCTATTAAAGTATCTATTGCTACTGTAGCATCTACTGATTTAATGAATAATAATGAAAAAGAAAAACAACAAAAAGAAGAATTAGAAACTGTAAAAGAAAAATTAAAAACTGTAAAAGAAGAAAAATTAGAAACTGTAGAAGAAGAACAACAACAACAACAAGATATAAAAGAAGAACAACAAGATGTAAAAGAAGAACAACAACAACAACAAGATGTAAAAGAAGAAGAATTAAAAACTGTAGAAGAAGAACAACAAAAAGAACAACAAGAAGAACAACAAAAAGAACAACAAGAAGAACAACAAAAAGAACAACAAGAAGAACAACAACAAGATGTAAAAGAAAAAAAAGTAAATTAATAATATAATATAATATTTATGTAAAACAATATAGTAGTAATAACTAAATATATTATATCTACTAATTAAATCATAATAGGTATTATAAATATGTTTGATTCTCTTGCCAAATCAGGTATATTTAAAGATATTATTGGTTCTCTTGTAATTATAATTATAATTTCGATAATTCTAACTGAATTTATAAATATTATATCACCATTTAGTATAATTTTATTAATTATTAAAGTTTCTTTTGGAATAAGTAAAATAAATGGATTAAATAATTATTCTGATAGTTTTTTTACAAATATATCAGCAAATATATATGACATACTAGAAAATACTAAAAATAAAGAAAATGTGCTTATTAATGCTCTTAAGAATTATTTACCAGTCATAATTTTAAATGGTTTGTTAATGATTACATTATATGTTATATTTACTACTAAATTACGTGTAGAATTATCATTAGCTAGTAATTGTGCTAAAAGTAATTATACTGTTGAATATACTACTTTACGTAAAAAAATTAATGATTTTGCAAGAAATAATGATGAAATGCTTAAATCATATTTAATTATATTAATTATTTGTTTCATATTAGCATTATTAGTAATATTTTATATATTATATAATGATATTATTGAAATACAATATGTTATGATCATTCCTATATTAATATTTTTAATAATATTCGCTAGTATGATTATAGATAGAATTGATAAAAATAATTTTGATAATCATTTTGATCAAGATGAAACGTTAAAAAAAGCTAAAAGTTTTAAACAAGCTATTGAGTTTTCTAAATTTCTTGCATTACCTTTTATTGGTTTATTTGGTGTATCATTACTTATTGTATAATTATTTTTTTAAACATTTATAGTAATAATAAAATGTTATTAGAAAACTATAATTGTAATATTGATAATCTCCATAAATTTTTAGCATTAGAACTAAAAGATAGCATTATTATACCTGTTTTAACATCTAATATTGCTATTAATAGTGGTAATGATAATTATAGTAATTTTCCTTATGATGGTTCTGATTCAACTGATATGACAAAAGATTTAAATAAAAGTAAATTAAAACATAGTATTATAAAAAATATAGCATATAAGAATGATATTAAAACACGTCAAGATGCTGAATATTATTTTAATAAAATAAGTTTTAGTAATGATCCAGATAAAATACCATATTATTTAGATTTTGTTAATGAATTTAAATTATTAAATGATGTTATTGAAAAATCTAATAATGCTAAGAGTGATCTTTACAAAGATACTAAGAAATCTGCAATAGAACTTAAAAGTTTTATTGTAAAAGAACTTAATAATAAAAAATTATTAGAAAAAGCTATAGATACTTATTTAGGTCCTACAATATTAAATAAATACAATGTAATAGATATTGTAGTATGTTGTGCGATCATTATAATAGCAATATTATTATATTCAAGCAAATCATTAATGAATATATATATTAGTGGTATATTATTAATAATGTTTGTATTAATGATTGTATTTTTTACAATATTATTTATTTAATTAGTGTAAATAAGTAAATATATAAATTGTATAAAAAATGAATGATATAAAAAACAAAGTAATAGCCTCACCTATTAAAGTATTCTCAAAAGGAAAAGATTATTTAGATACTGTAATAAAAATTATAATATTTTTAATATTTTTAAATTTATTTATAACTACTTATTTTTATTTTACAACTTCAATACAGGCAACAGCTAATAGATCTAATTGTGGTGGTGCTAGTTTATGTGAAGCAGAAACACATAGGCATTTATTCTTAGAAGATAATGGTAATGATAAAGCAAGAGATATATATATAATTATTGTAGTTATATTTTCAATTTATTTACTTTCCGAAATATTTAAAAGTTATAGCGAAGATGGAATTAATTTTAATAATACAGATACCAAAATTAATAGTATAAGTCAAATTTTTATTTTTGTATGTTTTTTTGGAAGTATGCTATTAGTACAATGGGCAAAATATTATTTTAACACATATAAGGATGAAAAAGAGTTTAAAGAAAATATAAAAAACCAACCAATGTTAGGGTTTATGATTGCATATAGTGTATTAAGTTTTATAGCTATTTTTAGCTGTATTTATATTGCGCTATATCAACCATCATTATCAATATTAATAAAATTTATAATGGGAATTATAGTATCTATATCATTAGGATATGATATTCATAATTTTATTAATAAATCTACATCAGATAGTTTTGAATCTAAAAGTTTTGGATCTAAAAGTTTTAATTCAAAGTTTAAAGCTAAAACAGCTATAGATATACTATTAATAACATTTTATAGTATATCTATAGTTGTTTTATTTGTTTTAAGAGATGTAAATAATATCACTATACCAATAATAGCTTTATCGTTATTAGCAGTATTAATGGCTACATTATATATATTTATATTAAATTCAAGTCTAGATTGGAGTCGCTATGCTAATAATGATGACTATAATAAGTATTTTGAAATTTTTCATCGTTCTATTTTCGTAATTTCAGGTACTTTTCCAGTATTATTAGCATTTTTCTTTAGCTCTGAATCAAATATTATAAAATTAATAGTATTTTATTACGCTATTTTATTTATTATATATCTATTTTACGTTTATTTTATAAATCATAATAATGAATCTGGTATTTTATCTTTAGCATATTTTCAATTGTATAATTACCTTAATATACAAAAAAATGAAAATACAAAAGGTTCAGACAATACAAACGACGAAACAAAAAATTATTATAAACAATTTAATCAAATAAATGTATATTTTGTAGTAGTATTATTAATAATTTTAATTATTATTGGTGGATTAAATAAAGATTCTAATTTAGATAATATAATATACGGAATTATAGCATTTATAATAGCATCTTATATTACAGGTATTGTATATTTATTATATAATACAGTATTTCCTATACAACAAGCATCTTTTAATTATAAGAAAAATCTTGTAGATATTAATAATGAAATATCACAACATATTAAAGTAGAACTAGAAGAACATACTATTGATATAAATAAAATAAGAATTTTTAAAATTGCTAATAGTCTTGAAGATATTAAAGAAATACACGATAAAATTAATAGTGAAAGAGGTGATGGAACAAAAGGTAAAGAAATGCATATGAAAAACATAAGAGATATATTTAGCGAAATATCACCTAAAGGTAGTAGCTATGAGGACTATAGATCACAATCAATTGACCAAATGCAATATGAAGAATATATATATTTATTATTTAGTGATAATACTACTAAAGCTATTACTTCTACTTATTCTGTGAGTAAAATTTATAACATTTTAAATAATGCTTTGAATTTAAAAAGATATACTGATAAATTACATAATATATATAAAACAGTATTAAAAGACCGAAATAAAAAGCCTAGTCTAACTACAATCGATAGCATTCGTAAATATTATACCAATAATATTTACAATGACACCCTTAAGGAAGGTTTACAAACAATTTTGGATAAATATAAAGATGAATATTTTACAAAAATTTATAACGAGAATTATGATAAAAATACTGAAATTGTTAGCATTACTAATGTATTAATATTAGGAGCACCAATAGCTAATAATAAAGTTTATGATGTTTTCAGTCCAGATGCAGAATTACAAGAAATATTAAATGATCTAAAAAATATTTATTCAGCAAGTAATAATCTAACTGTATTTGAACAATATATAAAAGATGTTATAACAGATATGGTAAGTTATTTAAAATTAGAATACACACAAGGTTCTACTGAAAATGCAACTCCAACTAATTATAGTAAAATAAATTTATATAATAAAATTATAATAGATGTTCCAACAAATATCGAAAATCTAGAAGATGCACATAATATTTATACTAATGTTTCATTAAATATTCCAAAAACAAATAATATTGAATATGTAATTAAAAAGAATTATAAATATGTTACTGGTGAAGAAGGTGAAATACAGAAATATAAGGTATTATCCGAAAAAGAACTGGATTGTTTATATTATAGAGAAATAACAGAAGAACCTGATAGTTCAAATCAAACTGAATCTGGTACTAAATTAGCAGAATCAATTGAAGCTATAAAAAATATAAAAACTATGAATGATGTTATAATAACAAATATAGCTACTGTAACAACTTATCAAGAAATATATAAATTAAATCAAGATATTTTTGATCATTATAAAACCAACTATACTATAGGTGATAATATTATTATTAAATTAGGTACTAAAAAATATGAAAATATAACACATTCCTCTATCACTTCTACAGAATCTACAGAATCTACAGAATACGAGAAATTAAACCCTGCATTCTACACAATTGGATATGATTATGAAAATTATACTGAGGATCACCAACAAATGAATAAAGACACTGCATATTCAATACCAGCTAGATATTATGCTTGTTCGTATTTAAATTATTTTCCAAATGAAGATGGTTCAATGAGTAAAGTTAAGTTTGCGAAGAATATAAAAGAAGATAATTATAATCCTTTAAATACTAAAAACACTATTATAGATAGAATAGCAAAAAGTTATAATGCTAATGCTGAAGAAACTAAAATACAATTAGCACCTGAAAAGTTCCACTTTTTATTAGTATTTTTAGTAATTTTAGCAATTATACTTTTAATGTTTTTATTTAATATAATTAAGAAATATTTTACAGGTGATGTATATACACCTCAAATGTATGTATTAGGAATATTAGGAGTATTCTTAACAATATTTATATTTGGTGAAGTTATATTCGCAAGATTAAAATAAAAAGTTATATTCTTAAGAATAAAATAAATGAATGTTGGTAATTTAAATCAAAGAAATGATGAATTATTTGATAAATTAGATAGTATTTCAAAGAAAGATGTTAATAAATTAATTCAATTACAAAAAGAAACGAGTACTAATAGTATTGGAAAACAAATAAGAGATAGTTTAGAGGCAATTGAAGAAAGCTTGTTTAAATTAGACAATTTTGATGTGGATTCATCTAAATTATATGAAACTGGTAAAAAAAGTGAAGAAAAAAAACAAGAACAAGAAATAAAAATATTCTTTAGTATTGTTGATAATTTAAGTTTAGATAATGATGGTTTTTTAAAAAAAATTGAAACATTGTATAATATTTTATTTAAATCTTATAAAAGTGAATTAATAATTAGAAAAAAACTGGGTCATCATGAATCATTTAACAATGCAGATGAATATGTTAAAAATCGTATATTAGGAAGAATAATCTTTAATATTGAATATTTTAGAGATTTTACTAAAGAATATGAGAGATATGATTTTGGAGATGTAATTAAAAAAATTAAAGAAATACCTGAATTATCTATACCTGGTGAAGAAGCCAATATTTTAAACATAATTGATAAATTAAAGGATAACAATAATGATGTTGATAATAAATTAAGTGAGTTGTTCAATAAGCTTATTAAACAAATTGAACCTAATAATCAGTTAGGTGGTAAAAATAACAAAATTAGTGGCGGTGAAGGTTCATTAGAAGTATCCGGACCAATAGCTAGTATTACAGGTCCTACACATTCTGAATCATCATCATCATCATCATCATCATCATCATCATCATCAGCATCAACAGTATCAACTGATGGTGATCTTAGAGATTCTGAATCTAATAATTTTAAAGTATCCGGACCAATAGCTAGTATTACAGGTCCTCCAGAAACCGATAAAGAAAAATATCTTAGAATATCAAAAGAAAAATATGAAGAATTAAAAAGTAATTATAATTTTAGATTAAAAAACATTAGTGAAACAAATAAAAAATTAATAGAAAACATTATACTATTTATAATTTATAAATCATTAAACTCAAAAAAAAAAGTAAAAGGTGGTGGAGGAAGCTCTGAAACAATTAATTCAGAAGAAACAACAGATTCTAATGAATTAGAATATGCTAGAAGAGCTGCTGAAAATGCATTTTTAATATTAACAAAAAAACCAGATATAACAGAACAAGACCTTAAACAAATAATTATTAAATTATTGGTAACAGATAATTATATATTTAAGAATCTAGAAAATAAAGTTAATTTTTTTGTATTAGAAGTTTTTTATGGTATTATATATGGAACATTATTAAGTTATGATCTTAGATTAAAAGAAGAAAATAAATATATTATAGAACGTATTGAAAATATTAGTGAGGTGTATAGAACAATTAATGATATTATATATGATCAAACCTATAGAACTTTAAAACAATTATATATAAAAAGAAATCCAGGATATCTCAATATATTTAAAGTTGATTCATTATATAATGATGTATTTACAAGCGTAGGAACAAATATTCCTAGACTAGATACTTTTGCAACAGAAAAAGAATATAATTTAAGAGATTTAGTAATATTAAAAATTATTAATGGATCAGTTGATATCAAAGATTTTAAAAATAAATTAAAGATAATGTATGAAAGAACCGATTATCAAAGTATGTATAAGTATTTACATAATCTAAGTGATATTATTAATTCTTGTAATGAATTAATTATAGTAAAAGAGATTGATGAAGATACCGGTGATAAAATAAAAAAAGATTTAGAAATTAAAATAACAAAATTGTGTGAAGCAACAGAAGAATTTTATAATAAATTAAAAGAAAAAGAAAAAGCACCAGCAACAGCATCAGCAACAACAACAACAACAGCAACAACAACAGCAACAACAACAACAACAGAAGCAAACGACACAAAACAAAGATTAAAAAAATTAAAAGATAAATTAGAATCACTTACAAAAGAAGAAGAAGAATTAAAAAAATTAAAAGACTTAAAAGAAGAATTAAAAAAAAAAATAGAAGAAACTATAAAATCGAAAGAAGAAGAAAATAACAGTAATAGCAATGGAAAACCAGAAGAAAGTGAAGATTCAAAAAATAAAGATGATTTAAAAGCTGAAATATTAAAAATATTAAGTTTAGATAAATCATCTGAAGAAAATAAAACTTATTCTGAGTTATTCGAAAAATATTTAAACGCAAATAAAAAAATAGGAGGATTTCCTACAATAAATATAAAAACACCAGTTTCTAAAGATACAGACGATACAGCTGTTTGTCATAATTCAATAGAAAATATGGCTAAAATAAATTCAATAATTATTGGTGGAGATGATGATCATAAAAAAATTGAAAGAAAAAAAGAAGAATTAAAAACAAAATTAGAAAATCCAGCGATAGATGATGATATAACAGAATCAGTATCAGATAATGCTAAAAGAAGATTAAATAAAGTTAAAAATAATATTAAACAATTCTTTAATACTAAAGAAAACGTAGAAACAGATATTCCAAAAGTGTTAGATGAGGAATATTTAGAAAATTTAAAAGAATATAATATAAATGATATAAAAAAACATTCTTATACTGAATTACGTAAAAAATTATATCGTATAAAATCAAGTGAATATTTCGAAGATATTAAAATAACAAATGAAGATATTTATACATTTATAGCAACAACATATGTTTTACGTGTAATATCATTATATATATCAATGTGGTTTATTCAAATAGAAATAGTAAAAGATGTTGAAAGTGTTATAGTAGCATATATTTTGACGTATATTTTATTATTTGTTTTAATATATACTTTTGTTAATTTAAGTGATAATCAATTAGATACTAGTAAAAGTTTTTTATATTATTTTTATAGTAGAGTTAATTTTAGTTATACAAGATTTATAGTTCATTTAGGTTTATTATTATTATTAATAATTATACCATTTGTTATTCGCACAATTGATAAAGAATCAGGATCTTATAAATATATTTCAGAAACTGAGAAGCGATATCTATATACATTCATAACAAATATGTCAACAATAGTTTGGGTTATATTATCAATAATCGCATTTTTTTTCAAATGATTTTTTCTGTTAAATCTATAAATGTTGAACCGTAATAAAATATTTAAAACAGTAAGAGATACAACCGATACTTTAAATGTTTCAACTGGTAGAAAAATGGATAATTTTTATACAGAACTACTAACATATAAAGATATGGTTCAAACAAAGTATGATAAGATAAAAGGTATATTAAATAATTTAAAATATCATCATAATAAAATACAAAATTTAAATAAAAATTATAGTAATGCTATTTATGGTGGTGGAAAAACAGATTTATCTAAATTAATGAAAGATATTGATATTGTTATTGAGAATATTGATATTTTAATTGGAACTGATGGTATTATTAGTGAATCTAAGTTTGATAAATTAATTAAGAAGAAAACTAACGAAATTAAAGAATCACTTGATTTAGGAGAATGGAAAGAAAATTATAAATTAAAAAAAGATCAGGTTACTGAAAAACACAAAGTATTTTTTGATACTGCAAGTAAAGAATTGAGTGAAATAAAAAAAGAATTTGATGAAAATAGAACCTATATTAATAATTTGGTTGAAACAATAAAAAAATTTGAAGATTCTGTAAATCAATATATATTAGATCGAAAATTATCAAAAGATTTTCGCCAAATTATTAAACAAGGTATTCGTGATTTAAGTAAGTTAATTGATGATGATAGTAAAAAAGATTTTGAAAAATTTAATACATATAGAAATAATATTACAAATGGTTTAGCTTATGCTAAAGAGGAAGAAGCACTTGTTTTAAAACTTGAAAAAGATCCTAATTCTTCAGATGATTTAAGAATATTACAACAATTTAAAAACGATAAAAACAACATACAATTTATTTTTAATAGTGAAACAACAGGGTATTTAAAAATAGGATCAAAAAAAATTGAATTTGATTATAATTATAAGGAGGGTGATAATACATATAATACATATAAAAAGCTTAATTTTCAGAATAATGATATTTTAAAACATATATATGTTAATGTTAAAAAAACTGGAGATACTTTTAGTCCTAGTAAGGACTATTTTTTAGATTTTGAAATACTACAAAATATATATGAACAAAAAGAATTAAAAAGTTATGTATCTGATATATATAATAAATTACAAGGATATGCTAAAAAAGAAGAAGATAGGATAAAAGAAAAACTTACAGATATATTAAATATATTAGTAGACAATAAATTTTTTTCTAATTATTTATTAAAAAGTATAGCTACTGCTACTACTGGTACTGCTGGTACTGCTCCTGTTTTTAATAATATAAATGATTTAAAAAAACAAGAAATTTTTAAAGAACTAAATTCTGATAACACGATAATACCACAACTTAAAGCAGAATTAGATAAATTAAAAAAAACTAAAATAGAAGGAGGAGTCCTCGAAGAAGAAACAGCAAAAGTAGAAAAATTAAAAAGCAGTGTAAATAAAACATTAGAAATATTTAAAAAAATAAGAAAGCAAATTGAAGAAGATTATGATAAAGAATATAATTTAAGTAATCAACCACAAAATCCAAATGAAAGTAATATTACAAATACAATAAAATCAGCACAAACAATGTTAGGTTTAAATGAAGAGGAGGATGAAAGTAAATTTACAAATAGTATAATATCAAGTATATTAGAGAATTATGAAAAAGAAAGATTGTCAGTAAATACAATTGAAGATAAAATAAAATTGGATACAAAATTTGTAGATATATTGGATAATTTAGAATTAAATTTATCTGATATTTTTAAAGTTAATTTTGAAGATAAACTAGCATTTATCTTTTTTATATTAATTTTACATATTGTAGTTTATTCTATAGTGGAAAGTTTAATAATGAATGATTATTTAACAGATATAGTATATATAATGGCAGTATATGTGGGTGTATATGTAGCAATAATGTTTATTCTAATATTAATTTTAAATAAATATGTAAATTATAGAATGAAATCAGTATTAAATTATTTAAATACTGATTTTAATATGCAATTGATAACAATGCATTTATTTATAGTATTTATGTTTTATATAATAGTGTTAATTTTATCACAACATATAGATATATTTAAAGCCGAAGATGAAGATGATAAATTGCAAGTTCTTTATAGAATCGAAGTAATTTCAAGTATAATATTTATATTTTCAGGAGTATTTGTTATGATTTTATAACTTTACATAAAATGTAAATAATATTGATAGTTAAAACAGCAATAGAATTATTAATATTAATATTGTTATTGATATCTTCAGCTAAATATATATTATTTTCAATATAATAAAAATTATATATTTTATTATTTGAATATATTTTAATATCGCTTTTTTCAGTGTTATCATTATTAAGAATAATAATTTTATAATGATTATCATCAATTTTACGAAAAGTATGAATAGTATAATTAATAGTATTACTAATATTTTCTAATTTTATAGAAACTGTATTATTAATAGGTATATTTTCTGAATCATTAATAGTATGATAAATAATATCATTTGTATTTTTTTTATAGAAATGAAAAAGATGATCGTTAATCCATAAAGGAATGATCGGATTATTATTTTTAACAAATATTTTATATGGTAATAATCTATTTACATTATTAAAATTATATTCAAAATTAGTTTTAGTAGATTGAATTAATAATGTTTTATAATGATATGTAGGTTGTGTATAATTATCTTCAAATTCATAAGGAATTGATATAACAGGTGTATTTCTTTCATTTTCTAATGTTTCTAAAACGGAATCTAATGTATTATCTTTATTAACTAAATCTAAAACGGTAGTTAATATAAGTTTTTTATTATCTTTATTAAGTGCGTTTAAATTAAAAAAATTTAAAGAATTAGAAGCGGTTCTAATATATTTAGTAACATCTTCATTTTGTAATTCAATATTTAATTTATCCTTAATATATTTTTGACAAGGTTCTATAAGATTATTCATTATACTACATCTTAATAGTATAATATATAAACTTAAACTTACGCAATTATAATATTTTATTAAAATAAATGCAATTAATATTATATAAAAATAATTTAAAAAAAGGTGAAATTGGTTTAAATAATTTAAAAAAAGGTGGGATTATTTTAAAAGATGATCAAACAAATCATTTGAATAAACTTATGAAAAAAGGTAAATTTTATGATTTATTAAAAATATATGTTGATAAAATTAAACAACCTATATTTTTAATTTCTACATCAGGATCTCAATATATTAAAATAAATAAAACAAATCAACCCGATACAACAAAAGTAATAATAGAATTATTTGTATCAAAAACTATTAAATTACATTTTTCAATATTTTTAAATAACAGTGATAGCAGTAATTATCCGCATATAACATTTTATATAGATGAAAAAAATAAATATCATATATATTTAACAAATATAACAGAAGACGATATTAATTATCTATCCCGAAGTAATTCTCAACATAGTTTAATAATAAAATTATTGGGATTAACATTAGATGAGTTACAAAATATAAATCAATCAAGTCTTATTTCTTCTTATATTTATGATTTAAATATGTATATTAGCAGTATGAAAGATATTTTGTCATCCAATATTAGAATAACAAATAACACTATAATACATTCAATTAATAGAATAACGATTACAAGCAATCTTAGGTCAAAAACAGATTTTAAAAAAGAAAAAGAACGTGAAGAAGAAGAAAAAGAAAAAGAAATTACTGCTAAATTAAAAGAATTAAAGTATTTAAATCAAAAATACAGTTCTTTTATAGATGTAATAAATAGTAATATTAATTCTCATTTTTCTAAAAAGAGAAAAATAGAAACATTGATACAAGAATATAATAATCTTTTTAATAAAAAACCAGGAAATTTTGACATTTTTTTAACAACTTATATGAAAGAAATACCTGAAGAAGATATAAATGAAATTCTTGAACATTTAGATTTTATATTTGATTTTAATGAAAATGTATGGATTATATATATTAAAGGTTCTGATTTGAATCTTGATGAGTCATTAAATCTTTCAACTGATTCTAATTTAAAAGAATATTTGAATGTGAAAGATTTAAGTGACAAAAATTTACCAAAAGATTTACCAGAAAATTTACATTCTAAAATAATAAGTTTTAATAACAAAGTATTAGAACTTATTAATAATAAATCAATTGAAGAAATTAAACAATTTGAATTATTTCCATTAAATATATTAACACTTAAAAATACTAAAAATATATTAAAAATATCAACAGAATTAGATGCAAAATTGCAAACATTATCATCAGATACCGATAATTTAAAAAGTAATAAAAGTGAATTAGATATGAAATATAAAATGTATAAAGGATTATTTAAAAAAAGTGTTAAGGAACACTTAACAAAATTATATAAAAAATGTCTTGAATATAAGAGAACGAAAGAAGAAGAAAAAGATAAAAAAATAGAATTAGAATTAGATATACGAAAAAAATATACAAGTCTTTATGGAACTTTATTTCATACAGAGAGTTGTTCTAATAAATTTATTAAACGTTTAGGACTTTTAATAAAAAAAGAATTAAAAATAGAATTAGAACAATTCTCTGCAGAAGATAATCTAAGCAGTTCCTATTAAACGAAATGGTCTAAAATAAATAAAAATGATTCAAATTAATTAGAATAATTAATGGAAAAGATTGAATCATCAAAAGAGATTAAGAATGAAATATATAAAGTATTTGTATTTTTACCCGATTCAATTATAGAATATATATTAGAATATGTATGTTTAGCAGTAGATTTAAAAGGTTATCGTTGTGAAGAATTGAAATATTTTGGTTCAAATAAAAATAAAAGAGATGAAATAATAAAAGATATTCAGAAATTAAATATACAAGTAAAATGTTATCCAAAACGATTAACATTTAAATTAAATAAAATAGAACAAAAATTACATTTAATAAATAATATTTATATGTTAATACGAAAGAGTGATAATGAATATCATAATATAATATTAACACCCGGTTATTTATGTGAAAATTATAATAAAGATATAGTAATTGATAATAAAATTAGTTTATTAATTGAAGAAAAATTACATATTAAAGAAATAACGGAATTATATTTAATATTTAAAAAATTGAATAATAAAAAATTAGGAAAAATTAAAGTAATGAATATTTTAATAAATAAAAAATCAATGAGATTGAATGAAATAAATAATTTAAAATTAACAGAACAAGAATTAAAAGAATTAAATATTAATGAAAATGATTTATGTTAATATTATTTTTATAATAATTTATTATAATATTTTATAATGATTTATGATTATTAATGTTATTTATAATGATTTATAATGATCTATAATTTATTATAATATTTTATAATTATTAATGTTATTTATAATGATCTATAATGATGTATAATTTATTATAATATTTTATAATTTATTATAATATTTTATAATTTATTATAATATTTTATAATTATTAATGTTATTTATAATGATCTATAATGATGTATAATTTATTATAACATTAATAATTTATTATAATATTTTATAATTATTAATGTTATTTATAATGATCTATAATGATGTATAATTTATTATAATATTTTATAATTTATTATAATATTTTATAATTATTAATGTTATTTATAATCATCTATAATGATGTATAATTTATTATAATATTTTATAATTTATTATAATATTTTATAATTATTAATGTTATATATAATGATCTATAATGATCTATAATGATCTATAATGATCTATAATTTATTATAATATTTTATAATTATTAATGTTATATATAATGATCTATAATGATCTATAATGATCTATAATTTATTATAATATTTTATAATTATTAATGTTATTTATAATGATCTATAATTTATTATAATATTTTTATAATTTATTATAATATTTTATAATTATTAATGTTATATATAATGATCTATAATGATCTATAATGATCTATAATTTATTATAATATTTTTATAATTTATTATAATATTTTAAGAAAATGATATAGCAATAATACCTACAATAATACTAAAAATTCCAAATAATTTATAAATAGTAAGTGATTCTTTGTAGAAATAGCTAAATGCGATAGCGAGTATAGATATTTCAAGTGCAACGAATGCTCTAACATATCCGGGATTATCTGCATAATTAACTGCATTTAATAATAATGTATAAGTAGTAAAATTCATAATAGCTAATAGAATAATATAATTAATATTATTTAATGATGTAATAGAGATATTAATAAAAAATGTAAATATAATAAAGATAAAAATGCTATAATACCTGTAAATAAAAATAGATAACCAACAATAACGAAGCAATTGTTATTATTTGTTAAATCTTTCATAACCAACAATAACGAAGCAATTGTTATTATTTGTTAAATCTTTCATAATGAAGAATCCAAAAATATTGATAATAGTTACAGATAGAATGAGTTTAATAAATAATTCCATTTATTATATTTTAACAAAGTAAAAATGAGTTTTTGTAGTCCTTTAGCAAAAGATCAAGTAAAATGTTTTGATATTGAAGATTTAAAAATATTTATAGAAATATATAATAAATATTTTAAAAATAAAATAAAATCTATAACATATCGCGCAATAAATAATAAATTAAAATATATATTAGGTGATAAGAAACATTATTTATGGTTTGATTATTTATGTCAATATTGTTCTTTTAATGAATGTTTAAAATTAAATAACATTTCCGATAATCGTTTATTACCTAAAAAACCAGCAGAATGGTATAAAAATAGAACAGCTTGGTTATCTAATTTTGATATAGAAGATGTATTAATTCATTATCATAAATGTAAGAAATATAATTATGAATTTGTAGGTGTATTTACAGTAGATTTTGCAATAAAAGAATCAAATGGTAAATGTAAATATTATGATAATAAATGTAATCCAGATATTCGTGATAATATAAAGAGAAATAAGAAATATTTAGGAATTGTAACAAATTTAGATCGTTTTGATCAAGGAGGAAGTCATTGGACAAGTATTTTTATAGTAATTGATCCAACATTACCATCATATGGTATATATTATTATGATAGTGGTGGAAATGGAATTCCATCATTAATAATGTTATATATAAATGAAGTAAAAAAACAATTGAAAGAATTATATCCAAAAAATAAATGTAAGATAAGAGTGAATCGAAAGCAACATCAAAAGACAACAACAGAATGTGGAATGTTTGCAATAACATATCAGATCAGATGGATAACAAAATTATTAAAAAATAAAAATATAAAAGAATATGATGTATTAAATAATAAAATAATGACAGATACAAATATGATAATAAATCGTGATAAATTATTCTCACCACGTTTAGATAAAAATTAATATATATAAATAATATTATTAATTTTAATATGAAAAAATGATATATATAAAAAAAGAAATATAATAGAAATAAATGGGTGTTTTAGACAAATTTAATAAATTTATTGATAGATATAAAATAAAAGATAAAGGACAATCACACACCCATATTAGTATAGGTAATCCAAAAATATCTTATAATATTCCTGATGATAAATATAAGAAATTTTTAAGTCTATATAGTCAGGTTATTGCGAAAGAAATAACTTTACATTTTGTTGAAAAACCTTTAAATCCAAGTTTATTACGTGTAGATTTAGATTTTAAATTTACCCCTATTTTTAATACAACCGGTAATGTTTCTTTAGATCGTAATAAATATTTTACAAAAACTCATATTGAAAACATAGTTTTTTCATATTTTCAAGTAATTTATGATTTACTGAAACTGGATGATGGTATCGAATGTGTTGTAATGTTAAAAGAACAACTTATTCATATAAAAGATGAAACACGAGATATTATTAAAGACGGAATTCATCTAATTTTTACCGATCTTATATTAGATCATAAGATGCAACATTATATAAGAACAAAAATTTTAGAAAAAGCAAATTTAGTTTTTTCGGGTATTTTTGCAAGTAATGATTATAATGATATTATTGATAAGGCAATAATTGATTCTAATTGTTGGCAGATGTTTAAAAGTAGTAAATTAAATCAAAAAGCATATGAGATACATTATACATATTCATATGAAAATAATGATTTAATGGAAGTTGAACAAATAGTATCAGATAATGAAGAAGATGATGATAATGAAAGTTCTACAACAGATGATTTAGATGAAATAAAAGCAAATGTAAAGAAATTTTCAATGCGTCAAGTAGAATATATTGAAAGAACTATAAATGAAAAATATGAAAAAGAATATAATGAATATGTTACACAATTGTTTCCAAATAAAGAAAAAATACAAAAATATGTAGATAATATGTTTTTAACTGATATTCGTAATACGATAAACAATCGTGTAGATGATGAGAAAATTGAATTAGTTAAAAATATAGTAAATAATTGTTTAAATATAAATAGAGCAGATGATTATACATTGTGGATTCAACTTGGTATGGTATTAAGAAATATTGATATGCGATTATGCGAATTATGGGATGATTTTTCAAAGAATAGTGAAAAGTATAAAGCGAACGAGTGTAAGAATAAATGGAATAGTATGAAGGATGATAATTTAAGTTTAGGAACTTTAATTTATTGGGCAAAACAAGATAATCCAGAAAAATATATTGAAATAATAAATAGTTCATTACTTAAATATACAGAACAATCAATTGAGAGTCAAACTCATTATGATGTTGCATATTTAATTTATAAAAAATATAATGATGAATTTAAATTTATTGCAAAAGATGTTTGGTATATGTATAGTAAAGAAGAACATCGTTATATTACTATGATGGAAGGGATTGATTTATCTACAAAGATATCTACTGATATTGTAGAATGTATTAAATCTCGTTCAAATGGTTGGACAGTTCAGGCAATGAATCCTGAATTGGATCATGATATTAGACAAAATTTGTTAAAGAAAGCAGAAAAAGCTGAAAAATTAATTAATTGTTGTAGGTTATCACCTTTTAAGAAAAATGTAATAAATGAATGTAAAACCTTTTTTCTGGCAAGAACATTTGAATATGATTTAAATGAAAAAGGTAATTTAATTGGTTTTAAAAATGGTGTTTTTGATATTACAAAGGGTATAGAATTTAAAAATGATATTACTGATATTGGTTTTCGGGAAGGTAGTCCTGCGGATTGTATTCGTTTTACAACAAATTGTAATTATAAACCATATAATAAAGATGATATTAATGTTAAAGAATTGAATGCTTTTTTAGAAAAAGTTTTACCTAATAAAGAAGTTCGTGATTATTTAATGATTCAATTTGCTTTAGCATTAGATGGTAATTTTAGACAAGAAAGATTCTTTATTTTGGCTGGTAAAGCTGGTAGTGGTAGTAATGGTAAATCTACATTAATTAATTTAGTTGAAAAAGCATTTGGAGATTATTTTTGCACTATGAATGTATCTTATATTACGCAATCACGTAGTGGTTCAAGTAATGCTACTCCTGATGTTTATAGAACAAAAGGTGTTCGTATGGTTGTAATGGCAGAACCAAATGAAAATGATAAACTCAATGTTGGAAAATTGAAAGAAATGACTGGTAATGATACAATGACTTGTCGTGGTTTATATAAAGAACAAATGGAATTTAAACCACAATTTTCTGTATTTTTAACTTGTAATTATGTTCCTGAAGTAACTTCAAATGATGAAGGAACTTGGAGGCGTATTCGTTTAATTGAATTTACTTCAAGATTTTCTGAGAATCCAGATATGAATAAACCAAATGAATTTTTAATTGATCGTGATATTCCAAATAAAATTAATAGATGGAAAGAAACTTTTATATCAATGTTATTACATATTCGTATTCATTTAGATATTACAAACATACCGGAACCTAAAATTATTGATGATGCAACGAAAAGATTTTATGCTGAACAAGATTTAATTGCTCAATTTATTGCAGATAAAATTGAAGAAACTGATAATAAAGAAGATAAATTATTAATTGAACATCTTTATCCACATTATAAAAATTGGTTTAAATCAAATACAACAGCTACTAAACAACCTTTAACACGATCACAATTACAAATACAATTAGGTAGAAATGAACCATTTAGTTCTAATAAAGATAAAAACGATAAAGGTAATGAAGTTGAAGGTAAATGGATTAAAATAAGAATTAAAGAAGTATAAAAAATGAATATAAATATTATATAACTATAGTAAAATAAAATGATATTACAAATGTTAGATAATTTAAAAGAAATGTTAATTGATCGTAATGATACAGCAGATAATTTTGAAAATATTAATATTGATGACTTTACTAAAACTACACCGGTTATAATATATGAAAAAAACACGTGTGTTATTATAGCTTTATCTTCTGCCGCAAAAAAAGTAATTATTGATCAACTTAAACCAATACCTAATAAAAAATTAAAAGAAACTGATGAAGAAATTGATGTTTTTAAAGAATTTTTTAGTAATCATATGTCTTATTTTAATTATATTGTAGTATTTGAAGAATTAACTACCGCAGATAATAAATTATTAGTTAAATTTGATAAAATATTAAACAAAATGGATGGGTTATTATCAGTATTTATGTTTGCTGATTTACATTTTAATCCCACAAAACATTATTTAGTTGATAAACATACTAAATTAACCAAAGAAGAAATTAAAGTTTTAATGACTAAATATAATATTAAGACAAAAACAGCTTTACCTATTATATTAAAATCAGATCCAATTGCGAAATGGTTAGGTATTCGTCCAGGTGATATTGTTAAAATTGATCGTTATAATCCAAATAGTGGTTTAATTGATTATTATAGATCTTGTGTATAAATATTATTTTGATATTATTTTTTTATAAAGTAATATATAATTATTTTATAATTATTTATATTATTCTATAATTATTTATATTATTTTATAATTATTTATATTATTCTATAATTATTTATATTATTTTATAATTATTTATAAGATTCTATATTA